TGGACCTTGGTATACCTATGGGGATATTAAAGCCATGGGATTGGGTGGTATAAAGGCCAAGTTTATAGAAGACAAAAAATTGTTTGGTAAATTGAAAGATGAACTTACCCCCTAGAGATTATACTGACCAAGAAAATCTAATAGCTAAATGCTTAGATGAATTTGGTTTGAGGTATGAACAACAGGCGTACTATCACCCATATATATTAGATTTTTATATTCCAGAAATAAAGATGGTAGTTGAGGCTGATGGTGTTTACGGACATTTATCAAAAAGAGATAGGAAAAGAGATAAGGATTTATTATCAATTGATGAAATTGAGTATATTGTACACATAAAAGAAAAAACATTAGGAAAAATAAAGGATACACTATGGCTGGAATTAACCAAATTAAACCCGTAAAGAGATATTCAAAGTCTCGTAAAGCAACTAAAAAAAGCCCGGCAGACCTGTGGCTGGAAGATATGATTGATGGTTCCTTAGCAGGAACTATGGAAGCTCCGAAAGCAGGTGTGTTCTATCCATCCTCTTTAGGTAACCCCTGCGATAAATTTTTATGGTTATGTTATAACGGTTTAATGATAGACCAACCATTACCACCGAATCTCGAAAGAATTTTTCAAAATGGGAATTCTCTAGAAGATAGAGTAGAAAAATGGTTTAGTAATTTAAATATTTTACTTGACCGAGAAGTGTCGGTTAAACAAGAGACACCTCCTATATCAGGAAGGATTGACTTTCTAATAAAGCACGCTACTTATAATGAGATGCCAGTGGAACTCAAATCTATAAATACTAATGGGTTTGTTAAATTAAAAAATCCTAAACCGGAACATGCTATTCAAATACAGATTTATTTAAGCATGGGAAACTATGATATGGGTACTGTTTTATATGAAAACAAGAATGACCAGAAGATAAAATCTTTTCTGGTAAAAAGGGATGAAAAAATTTGGAATGATATATTAGATAGATGTTTTCGTATTCAAGAGATGTTGGGCAGACCTACAGTGTGTACTGGACCTACGTGGTGTAACTGTAGGAAAGTAGGAGATGAACTATAATGCAAGAACGAGAAACAAAATGGACTCCTATGAAGGCTTTAGGTAGAGCCAGAAAAAAAGTGGACTCTCTGGGAATACCAATCTTTAGTCCTGATTTAGCCGAGAGGGAAAACCTAAACTTTTCAGAGTTAGATAAATATTCTGATAAAGAACTTGAAGGATTTTTAACTATGTATGGTGGCTATGAAGCCTTTTTAGAAACAAAGGTAGCGACAATTGAAGCTGCTTTAGGGGCTCTAGAAGCCTCATTTAATGAGGGTTACTCGGCTTCTTTATATAAACTGACTCAAAAATATGAAGCGGCACAAAAGAAAAAACCCACAAAAGATGAGATTAGGGGGGAAATTATGTTTGAAAACGAACAACTAAAACAAGTGAAGAGAGATATTATCGAACAAGAGGCTGAATTACGTATTGTTAGAGGCCTTTTGGACACATACGACAAAGCTTATGGGACAGTAAGTAGAATTGTTACATTAAGAACCAAGGGGGCTCAAGATTAACTTTTTAGGGTTAGATTGTTCTAGTTTAGCTATTCATGGAGCGTTAATAGATGACAAGGAGAGGCTGCTATCTTTAGATAAATGGGCTAGTAAGGAAAAAAGGTTTGACTTAAGATTTCCTATTATGACTAAAGAATTTTCAGAAGAATTAAGTACAATAGATATAATAGATTCTGCAGCCATTGAAGCAGCTATTTTTATACAGAATCCTAAAACTACAATTGCAATAGCTAATGTGGTAGGAGCAGTGTGGGCTTTCTTATTAAAAGAAGATATATCCACTATAATTATAGATAATAGACAATGGAAAAAAAATATTGTTGGAAAAGGCAACGCCAAAAAAACAGACATAAAAAGATTTGCTGAAGAAAAGTGGGGAGATAAATTCCCCGAACAAGATTACGCAGACGCTGCTTGCATTGCGTTATGGAACAAAAGGAGGTTCTAGTATGGTAGGAGGCGGAGGATTACAAAAAGTAGAGAGAAATTTTCAAATGGCTTTTCCGGGAAAGAAGGAAAAGAAAAAGAAGGAATATAAAGATAAGTTACCAAAAGATACACCAACAATAGAAGATGTAAAAAAGAAATATGGTACTGTTGTGTGGTGTCAATATAAAGCTTGTGTAAGTAATAAAGAAGTCGAAGGTTTACAAAGAACTACGGGCACGATTCTAAAGAGATTAAACTACAAACCTATTGCAGAGCAAGAACATATTTGGGATGGGATTTGTACAAGAGGTGAGATAGCCGTACAATATAATGAACTAAAAATGCCCGGAGGGTCTAAAGTAAAAGTACCAACTTGTTTTAATGGAGCGTCAAATAAAACAGGATATTGGGATTTTTCCCAATTCCTAAATTCTGATGGTAGTCCATTAGGGGGTAATATAGATTCACAACACGTATCTGATGATGGATACGGAGGATTAGATAGCAACAGTATATACGAATAAGATGCCAAAACACATACCTGAGACAATTAAATTACAAGCGATGGAATTATTTCTAAAGGGAGATAAAACGGCTAAACAAATAGCTAAAGAAGTCTCTACTGATGAACACGCTGTTGCTCCCCCAACTATTTATATGTGGGCTAAAAAGGAAGGATGGGGTGAACAAAAGGCGGTAGCTGTTGCTAATAGCCAAACTAAGCTCGCAGAGAGTGAAGGAGAAAGATTTGCCAAATTACAATCGGCTCAACTAGATGGATATACTGAAATAGCTAATAAGGCTACCAGAGAAATAACCGAACTTCATTTTGATAGGGCTTTGGATGCTGCTAGAGCAGCAGACATAGGAATCAAAGGTCAACGAGAAGTCCTTCAAGGCATGATAAATCTAGAGTTTGTTCAGGATATAATGACAGTTTTAATTGAAGAAATATCAGACCAAGAAACTTTACAAAGAATTGGTATAAAGCTAAAGACTATAGAACAAAAACATAGGGATATATAGTTATGGCGAAGGATATCATTAGTGTAGAGGGAGCCTTCAACATGCTCTCTGATGGTCTAATTGACCAGAAGAAATATGAGGTAGGAACTTTTAGAGAATTTATTGAAAACATTTGGGCTCTAAGTTACGACAATCCAGAGTATTTTAAAGCTTGGCATGTAAGCCTTTTAGCTGAAGATATTGCAGAATGTTTGGAAGAAGGCCTAAATTATGTGGCAGTATTACCTAGAGGACATTTCAAGTCCACAATATTAGGACATGCTTTTAGTGTTTGGAGATTATTAACGGCTCCTAGAGATATGGCTGTGTTATATCTATCCTATAGTGATGGTATGGCTAAATATCATATTTCAGAAATAAATAAAATAGTTGCTAGAAACCCAATCATTACTGAGATGTTGGTAAACAGAAATCCAAAAGCAGATTATTCGGCGAGGTTCTATAAAAATAATCAACCTATGGAAATTATGCATGGTGGGTTGTTTTCTTTCAAAAGAGGAATGCATGTAAATGGTGCCTTGGTTGCTGATGACGTATTAAGAGACCCAGAAAATCCATTAAATATTGGGCAGATAACCAAGGTTGAAGACCATTTTATGACAGAAAGTTTATTCATACCTTTAAAGGAAGTTCCTGTTATTGTAGTAGGAACCCCCATGATGCCCGGAGATTTGTTAGCCAAACTACAGGACGATGAAAGGTTCAAATCTAGAGTACTCCCAGCTTTAGACCCAGTTCCCGGACGACGAGTATTGGCTCCAGAGATAATGGATGAGAAGTATTTATTAGCCCAGCAAAAGGCAAGACCAAAATCATTTGCATCAGAGTTTATGTTAGTGCCTCACTTTGCTACTGAGTCTTATTTCAATGAAGAAGATATTACAAAATGTGAAGATGAAAATTTAAGGTCTGCCCCGGCAACTAAGAAGTTTTCAGACTGGGAAAGTGGTGACCAAATGTTTGGGGGGTTTGATGTGGGCAAGAAAAGACACCCATCTCATTTAGTGATTTTTAGAAAGAGGGGAGAGAGTTTAGAACAGGTTCATCAATCCTTTTTAGAGGGGTGGAGTTACTCTGACCAAATAGAATATTTGAATGAAACGGCTGATAATTTTAATTTAACTTCAGGTTATGTGGACAACACTCGAGGGGAATTAGAAGACCGTGGATTAGACACCAGATGGAGGTCAATGAACTTCACAAGAAAAAGTAAAAATACTATGGCTCAAGTCTTTGAAAAGTTTGCCCATGAAGGTATATTAAAACTAATAAAAGATGAGAGACAGAAGCATCAAATCTTGTCTGTAAGTAATGAACTTAAAGCTCCGGATACACCAATGGGCCATGGGGATGCCTTTTTCTCGATTGCAATGGCATTACAAGCAGTACATGATACAGCTTATAAGTTTGTAGATTTAGGCAGTGCTGCCGATTGGTTCAATGCTGTTAGTCCGGGGGAAACCCCTGAGAGTAGGAGACAGGGATTAGACGAAAGGAAGGGGGCTACTCCGAGTGATAAGCCCACCCCTAATCCATTACAAATGGAACCAGTTAATCCTAGTATACGAGCGGAAGCTGCCCCTAACCCGCAGTGTAAAGAGGCTGTCTGCAACCCTAATTTCTGGGTGCCCGAGCGAGGGCTTTGTATATATTGTGGTTATAGGAAATAAAGAATTTAACAGGAGAATTAAAAAATGATAATAAAAAATAATATAACCACACGTACTAATAGCACTTCCAATATTACAGACCAAGCAAACATTATTTTAACTCATAGGTATCTTTTAAAAAATTCTGATGACAAGGTAATTGAAACTCCTGAAGAACTGTTTCATCGAGTCTCTAATGCTATAGCTAAAATTGATTCAGATTATATGAAACTAGACGTAGAGGTTGAGCTGACAGCAAAAGATTTTTATTCGGTTATGAGTCGTTTAGAATTTATACCAAATTCTCCAACATTAATGAATGCAGGAACAGAACAAGGGACTCTATCTGCTTGCTTTGTACTTCCATTAGAAGATAGTATGGAAGCTATTATGAAGGCAGCAACTGATACTGCTATGGTTCAAAAGTTTGGTGGAGGTACAGGATTTGCACTATCTCGTCTTAGACCTAGAGGGGATAAAATTCAATCAACCCATGGGGTAGCTTGTGGTCCTATTGAAGTCCTAAAGACGTTATCAAGAGTATCTTCTATGATAACACAGGGTGGTAAAAGGGATGGAGCAAATATGGCGGTAATGTCAATATATCATCCAGACATTCTAGATTTTATTGAGTGTAAAACAACTGAAGGAGAGATACATAATTTCAATATTTCTGTTGGGGTAGATTCTAATTTTATGAAAGCTGTTGAACACAATATGAACTATAATTTAATTAATCCTAAAACTAATCAAGTAGTCAGACAGCTAAATGCCCGAGAGGTATTCAATAAAATAATTGATGGTGCGTGGCTAAATGGTGAACCCGGCATGATATTTCTAGACCAAGTGAATAAAGACAATCATGTTATAGAACAATATGGTGAGATGATTGCCACTAATCCTTGTGGAGAGCAACCACTTCTTCCAAATGAATCTTGTAATCTAGGTTCTATTAATTTAGCTAAATTTTACCAACAGTCTGATTCTGACTGGGAAGAAAAAATTGATTGGGCTAGATTAGAATGGGTGACTAGAACGTCTGTACATTTTTTAGATAATGTAATTGATGCAAATAAATATGCGACACCAGAGATTGAAAAAATGACGAAGGCAACTCGGAAAATTGGATTAGGCATAATGGGTTTTGCGGACTTGCTTATACAAATGCAAATTCCATATGGTTCTGACCTTGCTAGAAAAGTAGGAAGTGACGTAATGAAATCTGTAAGAGAATGGGCAGATGATGAGTCAAAAGCTTTAGCTAAAACTAGAGGAGTTTTTCCAGCGTGGGAGGGAAGTGATTACGATAAACAAAGTGAAGTTTATAGAAATAATTGTAGATTAACAGTCGCCCCAACAGGAACAATATCAATGATAGCTGACACATCTAGTGGTATTGAACCTACATTTGCGTTAGCTTGGAAAAAACAAAACATATTAGAAGGTAAAACTCTAAATTATGTAAATAAATATTTTGAAGCTGATGCTAAAAAGTATGGATTTTACTCAGAGGATTTAATGGACTATCTAGCAGACGGAGGTTCTTTAGCTACTGTGCCGGAAGTTCCAGATTGGGCTAAGGAAGTTTATGCTACAGCACCAGAAATATCTTCGGATGACCATGTTTTAATGCAAGCATCCTTTCAAAAGTCTTGTGATTCAGGAATTTCTAAAACTATAAATTTTGCTAATTCTGCTACTAAAGAGGATGTGGAAGCTGTTTATATGCTTGCTTGGAGTGAAGGATGTAAGGGAATAACCGTTTATCGAGCAGGTAGTAGAGAAAAAGAAGTATTAGTCAAAGGAAATACAGAGAAATCCGAACAACCAAGATTAGATGGTTTTAAAATTGAGAAGAATTTCTTAGAAGAAAAAGAAACTTTCACAGTTCCACAACACAATTGTTGTGATAACCCTAACATAATATTTGAGTCTGGCTGCCACATCTGTAAAGCTTGTGGATGGAGTGCCTGTCCCGTTTCGTAGTAAATACAAAAATTATAGTATAATATAAGAAGAAAAGATTTTAGGAGAGAAATATGGTAATAGGCAATATGCTTTCTGATTCAGGACAGCAATATGTAGCATTAAAAGATGAAGCAGGAACATGGAGGATATTGAACACTTGGCATGAAGATTTAAAAAATTTGAATGCAGATGATGATATTCCTGACAATAGTGATGCAGTAGCAGTTTTATCAGAAGGACAATTTATATCCTTAATAAAAGAAGCTGCTAGTCAAGGAGTATTAGAGAATGTAAATATTTCTTCAGATATAGATACTGCTGAATTAGAACATGAGATTGAGACCAAAAATATAGCAATAGACAAATTAAGAGATGAGCTCGATAAGATAAAGAATGAAAAACAAGAGGTTGAACGAGTTGCTTCTCATTCTGAAGAATTTGAACTAAAGGAAAAAGCTATGGATAATATATTAAAACTAGTATCCATGCAAGATATGACTAAACTAAGCAGGGATTAAGAATGAAATTATCCGAATATCTACCACAAGTTCCCCAAATGCAACAGCAAATGGCGGATTTAAATAAACAAATTAGTTTATTAGACGTTATGAAATCTTCTGGGGAGACTGGTGCAGCACCAACAATTGGGCTTGACCAAATTGTTAATACATGGGTCAGACATCAAATGGCATATCGCCAACAATTGGTGCAAGACTTACAAACTGTGGCAATGTCTGTAGAAGAAATTAGAGG